AGGTGGTACTCGGTACATCGAGATTCTCAAGGCTCATTTCGGCGTGACGAGCCCGGATGCGCGGTTACAGCGCCCCGAGTATCTCGGAGGGGGCTCGAGCCCGGTGAACGTGTCCCCGATCGCTCAGACGTCCGCTACGGACGCTGCGGTGACGCCTCAGGGTAACCTGGCGGCGATCGGGACTGCGTCCGTGCAGGGTCACGGCTTCAGCAAGTCGTTTGTGGAGCACGGTTACGTGCTCGGTTTGGTTTCTGTGCGCGCGGATCTGACGTACCAGCAGGGGCTGGAGCGGATGTGGTCGCGCGAGACGCGGTACGATTTTTATTGGCCGGCGCTGGCGCACATCGGTGAGCAGGCGGTTCTGTCGAAGGAGATCTTCGTCGACGGTACGGCGAACGATGAGGACGTGTTCGGCTATCAGGAGCGGTACGCGGAGTATCGCTACAAGCCGTCTCGGATCTCCGGGTTGTTCCGTTCGGACGCGAGCGGTTCGTTGGATGCGTGGCATCTTGCGCAGGATTTCGCGACGCGTCCGGAGTTGGGGTCGACGTTCATTGTCGAGGACCCTCCGGTGGATCGTGTGATTGCGGTCGAGACAGAGCCGCATTTCCTGTTCGATTCGTGGTTCCGGTTGAAGTGTGCCCGGCCGATGCCGGTGTACGGCGTGCCGGGCCTCATCGATCACTTCTGATGTGGCCGGTGTTGGTTGGCGCCGCGATAGGCGCAGGTGCTCAGGCGCTCGGGCAGAGTTCGGCGAATAAGACGAACGTGAAGCTGGCGCGTGAGCAGATGGCGTTTCAGGAGCGGATGAGTTCGACGGCGCATCAGCGCCAGATGGCCGACCTCAAGGCGGCCGGTCTCAATCCGATCCTGGCGGCCCGGGGTGGTGCATCCACCCCGGGCGGTGCCTCAGCTGAGGTGTCGAATGTGGCCGAGGGCGCGAGCTCCTCGGCGTTGTCGGCGATGATGATGAAGGCTCAGCTGAAGGCGATAGAGGCCCAGACTCGAGGTGCGGCCGCGGAAGCGGACCGCGAGGAAGCCCGGAATCGGGCGCTGGGCTTTTCCCGGCGGAGGGACGGTTCGATTGGGATCGATATGTCCATGCCGGGTATTGTGGACCTCGTGCAGGCCGAGGTGAGCAGTGCGAAGGCGCAAGCGCGCCTCCAGGAGCTCGGGATCCCCGAGCGTGAGGCGATAGCGAAGTTGTTTTCCGAGGTTGGTTCCGGCGGCAAGGCTACGCAGCTGCTAATGCCGCTGATTCTTCAGCTGATGAGGAGCCGGTAATGGCCGAGGTGATTATTCGGGCGGCCTACGATGGCCGCCGTGTTCGGCCCCGTGTTGACACGGGGCCTGGCCTGACGAAGCAGGCGTTTAAGGATGAGTGCGACATCAACAACATCCTGCGTCGGTATATCAAGTCGCGGATGCTGACGCATTTGGCGAAGGGTGTTCCGACGTATGCGGATGTGTCGGATGTCGGTGACTATCGGACCGCGATCGAGCGTGTCCGTGCGGCGGAAGCCGAGTTCATGGGTTTGCCCGCTAAGGTGCGGGCTCATTTCGATAACGACCCGGCGGCCTTCCTGGACTGGATGGCGGTCGGCCGTGGTCGTGAGGAGCTCGAGGCGATCGGCCTCGAGGTTCTCGAGCGTCGAGCTCGAGCGTCGCGGACCCGGGACGGGGACGCGGAAGACCCCCCGGCCGAGTAGGCCCGGAGGGTCGTGGCACACTTCTTCTCTTGATGCAAGTGTGCTGACTGAGAGTTTTCTCAGTCTAAGGGGCTCACTTCTTCGGAGGTGAGCCCTTTTTTGTGTCGAAGGCGTCGAGCTGGTCGTTCCAGTGCTCGATCTCGGCTTCGGTTTGTTCGACCGCCTCCTTCTGTCTCCGCGCCTTGCTGCGGAGTCGTGTGAGGATGGCGTCGATTTTTTCTGGCGTGACGAAGCTCACGGCTGGTGCTCCTGTTGGAGTGTGGATGTGACGGACGATGCGGTGTTTCGTAGGTAATGTCAAGCGTGCGTGCGTGCGGGTTTATCGCGCGCGCGCGCGGGAGAATGTTTTACGCACGCAATGTCCGGTCACGTTTGCGCTCGCAAGAGCGTGTCCCTGTAAGCCCCCCTCATGAGGCTCGGGCCCCATCTGGGGCCCGTGCCTCTTGGTGGTTCCTTTCAGGGTCTACTGACGTTTATATTTGCTTTTGGTGTAGTTGTCAGTTATGTATGGAGCGTCCGTAGGACGCTGGAGCGAGGTGGGGGTAACCGGCCCCCCCTCATGATAGCCGGCTGTTGGAGGCATCTATGGCGTTTCGTAAGAAGATGAGCCGCGGTAAGTCGCGGCGTTCGTTTCGCAAGGGTGCGAAGGTGCATCGGAAGAACGGGATGAGTTCGATGCCGATGCGTGGCGGTATCCGGCTGTGATCGTGTTCAGGTGGAACGGCCGGTACTGGAATGTGTGTAGTCGGGAAGTTGCCGACCACGTGGTGTCAGGCGGTGAGTGGCCGTTGTTCGTACGGTTTGGGTACGATACCTGATGCCTTGTTACCGCCCCCTGGACGCTTACAGAGGTCTAGGGGGCGGTGTGTCTTTTAGCCGTACGAAGTCGTTGGCTATTCCGATCCGCCTTCCGTGCGGTCGGTGTATTGGTTGCAAGCTCGAGCGGAGCCGCCAGTGGGCGGTTCGCATGATGCATGAGGCGAGCTTGCATGAGGACAATGCGTTTATCACGCTGACGTTCAGCGATGAGCATGTCCCTGCGGATGGGTCGTTGAATGTTCGGACCCATCAGAAGTTTATGGATCGTTTACGTAAGCGGGCCGGTCATCCGGTCCGCTATTTTTTGTGTGGCGAGTATGGCGAGCAGTTGGATAGGCCGCATTACCATGCGTGCCTGTTCGGTTTCGATTTCCCGGACCGTGAGTTATGGTCCGAGAATAAGGGAAATCGGTTGTATCGGTCAGATATGTTGGATAGTTTGTGGAAGTTTGGTCACGCGCTGACAGGCGCGTTGACGTTCGAGTCGGCCGCGTACGTGGCCGGGTATGTAACGAAGAAGATTACGGGGCAAGCGGCTAAGGCGAAGTATGGTGACCGCTTGCCGCCGTATGGTGCGATGTCTCGGCGCCCAGGCATTGGCGCCGGTTGGATTGAGCGTTTTTACTCGGACGTTTACCCGTCCGATGAAGTGATAGCGCGCGGATTTCCGAGTAAGCCGCCGAGGTATTATGACAAGTTTTTTGAAGCGTTGGCTCCGGAGGAAGCCGAGAGTGTGCGTCGAGTGCGGCGTGAGAATCGGAATTTGGAAGACGAGACAAGAGATCGTCTGGCTGTGCGCGAGGTGTGCACGCAAGCGCGGTTAAGGACCTATTCCCGGAGGGATGTGGAATGAAGCTCAAGCTGTTTTCGGTGCGCGACCACAAGGCCGAGATGTTTCAGCGGCCGTTCGTTGCTGAGTCGCGCGGTGTGGCCCAAAGGGCCTTGTACGACGTGGTCAATGGGAAGGACCACGAGTTCGCCCGGCATCCGGGCGATTTCGAGCTTTTCGAGCTCGGTGAGTTCGACCAGGAGAGTGGCGAGCTGGTGGCGACCGGCCGAGTGGCCGTTACGTCGCTGGTCACCCTCAAGGAGATGGGTGACTGATGAAGCTGCCGAGCTCCTCGAGGTCGGGGCACGACTTTTCGAAGGTGCCCAAGGCGGAGATCCAGCGGTCGACGTTTCAGCGTGACTCGGGTCACAAGACGACGTTTAACGCTGGTTACCTGATCCCGGTTTTCGTGGATGAGGTGTTGCCGGGTGATACGTTCAATCTTCGGATGAACGCGTTTGCCCGGCTGGCGACTCCGATTTTTCCGATCATGGATAATATGTGGTTGGAGTCGTTTTTCTTTTTCGTGCCGACGCGGCTAGTGTGGTCGAATTGGCAGAAGTTCAATGGCGAGCAAGACGCGCCTACGGATTCGACCGATTTCACGATTCCGCGGTTGGCCGATGGCACGACGGTGACGACGGGTAGTCTGTTCGATTACTTCGGTTTGCCGCTGGGTCTGTCGACGACGACGACGCGGGTGAGCGCGTTGCCGTTCCGGTGCTACCAGTTGATCTACAATACTTGGTTTCGGGATGAAAA